ACCAATAGATATGCGTCGATAGAAAAAATTCCACTGCTAGGTAATGTAATTGATAGATGAGGGTCATCTGTTAATATTATTGTACTAGCTCTTGAAGTATCAGCACTTTTTTTTACATATAAAGTATCTAAAGCATCAGGATTAATCCACATATCTTTATTAACGTATTCAAAAGGTTCTCTAGTTGAAAGAAATATTCTTCCATTATTGCTGCCTCTATCTTTTATTCTACCAAGATCACGTTTCAATTAAATTCACCTCAGATGACTCAACTAAGTTAATTACTTCTTCATCAGTAATCAAATTAGTTGGCTGATATCCTCCAGCCTTTAAATTTTCCAAATAAGCAAATCCTTTGTTTCCACCATTCGTTAATTCTTTTATATGATTAAATATTTCAGCTCGTTCTGGCATAGAAAGAATAGTTTCTAATGTATTTTGGCTAACAATTCCATTGCATGCTAATTCCAGAGCAATTTTTTCTTTAAATGTTGTTACCCAATATTCTTTTTCTAATTCTTCTTTTCTTTCTTCAGTTAACTCGCCGAGGTGTTCTTTTAACTGCAAAGCAATTGAATAAAATTCTTTGAATTCTTTCATCTGTATAAACAAATGGTCTTTTTGTTGTTTTAACTGTACATATTTTCTATCCTGTTTAATTTTTTCAATTTTATATTTGCTGCCAAAGTTTTCAAAACTTGGTTCTTTTGCTGTTTCAATTTCTTGTTCTATTATTTTAATTTCTGCTATAGCTTGGGCAATATTATTTACCCTAGGAAATATTTCTCTGAGTACTTGTTTGTATTGTCCATAAGTTGTCCTTCCATTTAAAGCAATTATGTAGTTGCTTATTTGATATCTGCTATGTTTTGGGTTGTAGTCTTTTAATAATTTATTTAACATAATTTTTCTCCCTTAAAAATTTTTAAAAAAGTTTACATATCCTTTGTCAGATTTAGTTATCCAATTATTGTAATTTTTCTTTTCTCCAAATACAGTAAACTCAAACTTATTGCATGTCAAATCTTTAATCTGCACCTGATTAACAAGAAAGTACCCTTCAACGTCATTGTCTGGCAAATTTACATATACTCTTTGCCTAGGCAAAAACCCAGGAGTATATGTATCAAAATTAATTAAAGCTGGTGGATATGCAGATTTTGCGTTTACTTCTTTTTTAAGAACGTCATTTAATTGTCTATTGTACCAAATCATGTCTGATACATCGCAATCAAATGTGGCAGTAAATCTTGTAGATGTCGTTGAATTCATTGAAATTGTTGTAATAAATCCAAAACCAGAAAATTGCTTGGATCTATTTATAATAAAATCACCAACTTCTATAGTTGGCTGGTCGCTTGCACTTGCATAATTATCAACTACTTTACTTATATAATAATCAGGCACTGGGTCTGATACAGTTCCTGTATCAGTTTCATGTTCATCTGGCTCAAAAAATATATTATTATCTGATATTATTTGATTTGCCCAAGCATAATATCCACAAATATTTATTAAATCTAAATGATTTTCCCAGTCATATCTCATTCCATGTAGAAATGTTCCTTCGTATTCTGAGCCGTATGATTCTACAGAATTGAAATATTGAGAATAATCTTCATTAATTGATACATTTCTATAATCTTCAAAATTAGTACCAAATACTTGGTCAAGGTCAAATGGGGCATTAGGTATGCTGCTTTCGTTATCGCAAAAATTTAAATCTAAGTCTGTATCAACCCACCAGCTTATGCCTGCATTTTTTGCATACAAATCAAGCGTTTGAGCAATTGTTTTTCCTTCATTCAAAAAAAATTCGGAAACAGTTTCGTCCGCATTAAAGTATCCTAACATAAAGCCCATTTCCGGTTTCAGCAAGAACGAAGCCAGTGCTTCGTAAAGATAATCTTTATTTGCATATACTAGTTGGCTTGCTTTTGACAAAGCTGTTTTAAAGCTATTAATTGTATATGTACATTCGATTTTATCTATATCTTTTCGAATGTAATTATTACAACAAACTCCAGTCATAATTGCATTATTATTAAGTTTTATTCTTACTAGTTGACCTGATTTTATCTTATATTCTATTCCCATTTTCATTTATACCCCCATGCCTTGTGCTTGAGCGACTGGTAAATTGTCGATAGCTGTCCATACATCTCTAACATCAGTATAATAATAAGATGTCGCAACTTTTGAGCTTGCAGAATTAAGCCCACCACCATATATAGCAAATTTGTCAGATTTTGCTGCCATGCTTTCCATTGCTGGAGTAGGTATTGCAGTTTTTTCGGAATATGTTTTACAAGTTATATTTGCACTTGTGTTATAAGCAACGACAGCTGAAGCAGTTCCATTTGTTGTACCTCCAAGTATTTGACTCCTAAAACCGTCCAACGAATAACCTGACCTTGCAAGCATTCTAGAAGGTGCAGAATTGTCAACTGGATAATTTGCCCACACATCTTGCACTGGAACATACAAAATATCAGTAGTTTCAAATGTATTAGTTCCAGTTGCCATATAATTACAAAATAATACTTTTCCAACATTTGAGCCTTGCCCAGAATGATAATCAGTTCCATGTGCTGTTAGGGCTGTCCACGTATCAGTTGCATAATTATAACTTTCAATTGGTCCGCCCGAAGGGCCTTTGCCACCATACCAATATATTATGTCATCAATTTGGGCACTAAATCCGTTGTATCTTGCATCAGTTGCACTTGTCAAATTGCTCCACGAATCTCCATTAATATTATATTTTGTAGCCGTAGCAGCTCCAGATGAAGTTGTTGCTCCAATTACGATATTTCCTCCAAAAATATAGTTGTCAACAACCTTTTCGGCATTAGCTTGATATCTAACAGAATCATAACTTGTTTTGCTATTCCAACTTTTTGTTGTCCAATTCCATTCAAAATTAGTAGCAATTGAGAAAGCATTCATTCCATCGGAAAAAAACACATTTACTAAGTCTGAAAATTCATTTCTTAGTGTAAATGTAACATTATCGCTTTCTTGTTGAGCCGTGAGGATTCCTGAAAAAGAACCATCTTTTAAATATTCTGTTCTATCTTCAAATTTGTACAAAGCTACAATGTCACCTGCTGCTTGATTAAAAAGCTGGTAACCTGCATTTATTTGAAAAGAATTTGTAGCAACTGAAGAAATTTTTCTTCTTTCTGGACTTATGCTAGATGGAAGATACATAAGTGGAGGTTGATATTCTGTTGTAATATTAGCATAAAAGTCTCCAACTTGTAACCCATGATTAGTAATATTAGCAATATAAGTATTCGAACCACTTTCCAAAATTTTAATGCTATTAAACTCTAAAACTTCAACAGTTACACTGCAAGGAGAAGTTGTTATTTCACTCATTATATGCCTCCTACTACTAATTCTTTTTTAATTCGATTCATCAGCATATTCAGCAATGTGTCATTCCAAATATTTGCATTAATTAAATTAACTCCGCCTGATGAACCTTGTGCTTTTGCAATATTTTGACTAAATCCACTTTCCATGCTGCTTGCACTCATATTAACAGACTGTTCAAGGTTTGGTAAATTCATGCTAATTCCATTTGTAAACATTTTCATAAAATTTGGTCCCCATTCATCGCTATCACGACCAGGTCCTTTTTTAGTAGGACTGTACCAACCAAGATAACTTCTAATAATTGCAGCAGCATTTCTTGCTACATATTCAATGCTTGTAAACATAGAAAACATTCCGTCTAAAAAACCTTGAATTAAATTAACGCCCCATTTATAAGATTTTCCGGCAATAGATCCTATTTTTTCAGCAGCATTTCTTCCCATAGCTGAAAAAGCATCAGTAAAAACTTTGCCTACATTGTTTAAATGAGTTTTTAATTCACCCAAAAATTGATTACTACTAGTTGGCATACTAAATATATCTGACCAAAACTTTTCAATTCCACCAGAATCTTCAAAATATTTTTTTACAGTACTTCCCCACTCTTTGAATTTATCTATTATACCTGGAAGTTGTTTACCAGCTTTATCTAACAAATCCATTAAAACAGGCATTAATTCTTGGCCGAGAGGAATTAATAAATCTACTTCGATTGTCCGTCCTAGTGTAGAAATCATACTATCTAAATCAGTATATTGTACAGAATTTAATCTTTCTGCGCTATCAACTGTTTTGTCAAAACTATTTTGAACATTTCCTAAACTTAAAACTACATCGGAACCAAGGTCTTCCCACATTGTTCCGAATAAAGCAACTCCAATTTCATCTCTTTTTACTTTGTCTGTAACTTTACCTAATGAGGCTATTACGTCTTTAAATGTGTCATTTGCTGTTTCCCCACCATTTGCAAATATTTTCATTGTTTCATTTGCATCAAATCCTAAATCTTTAAAAGCTTTTGAAGTTGTTTTTGAATTGTCTTTTGCTCTTATATTAAACTCTTTTACAGCATCGCCAAGTTTATCGATTGACCAGGCTCCTTCTTTAGCTCCTTTTACATACAAACTAAACATTTCTTCAGATGTAAAACCTAAATCAGAAAAATGAGTGGAGTACTCATTTATAGAATCGAGAAAATCATCATTTTTGTTTAGTCCCTGTTCCATGCCCTGAACCATTAAATTAAAAGCTTCTTCTGATTCAATTCCAAACTGTTTCATTAACATAGATGCACTTCTAGTAGACTCCATAATTTCTGCATCGTAAACTTTCCCAAATTTAGCAGCATAACCAGTAAACTTCTTAAGCTCATCTCCAGATAATTGAGTCTGTTTTCGAACTTCAGCAATCATATTTGCAACGTCTTGGAAATTTTCTCCAATATCTTTTTTATATAAATCAGTAATAATTCCTTCATATTCTTTCATTTCATCAGCGCCAGCACCAACTTGATTGCTAAGATTTTTTACTGCAGAATCAAGTTGTCTTGTCGAATCAACTGCTTTTATTCCAATGCCAACGGCAAAAGAACCAATTGCAGCAGCTGCCCCTAGTGAAAACGCACCAACAGCTTTGCCAATTTCTCCAAATTTTTTATTTATTTTGTCAATTCCTTGTTCAGCATTTCGAACATCTGAATTAATATTAATGGTCATTGATTCATCAGGCATTTACTGTTCCCCCCAATGCTCTTGTTATTGTTTCTAATGATTTAGCCATTTCTTCATTTGTTTGTACTTTTTTTTGTTTAATTGGTTTAATAAAATCTTCTGCTTTATATCGTCGACCTCTTCTTTTGTTAACGTTTGCAATAGTTGCACAAACTTGACCAAATCTTAGATTCACTAAATTTTCTCTTTCGATTTCTTTTTTCCGGAAACAGTCAATCAGCTGATTAACTGTTTTGGGGTTTAGTCGCATAAAATAAAAATAATCAATATTGTATGGAATAAGCAATTTATAAATATTTAAGCATTGTTCTTTGTATGATAATATTTTTTTCTTTTTTTTTCTTGGTTTTCATAACCAGGCTTTTCATCTTTTTTAAAAAATTCAAGTCTTTCTAACTCAGAAAAAATTATATTATATAAAGTATCTAATTTTTTACCACTTTTAAAATATTCCGACATTATGTTTCCAGCATCTTTTAAAGTTATCTCAGGTTGATTTTTTATTAACCCAGCCCAAAATAAAGCCCTTAAAGAATTAAGCCCACCTAATGACCTTGCACTGATATACGCAACTTGCATTCCTGTTATATCTTCAAAATCACAAATCGCATTCATATCATATTCTATTTTATATTGATTCGCGCCCGCTTTAATAATCATTTTTTCACCTTCTATACTTTACTATAAGTTGGTTTGCCACTGATTTTTATACTTCCAGAGACAGAAATCAAATCGTCATGTGGTGCGCCAACTTCAAACGAATTAATAAACCCATTTGCTTCAAATTTTGTTACGGATGGAGTCGTTGGAACAGTTATTGTAATTGATTGCAATGTCGTAGTTGTGGCTAAAGGTTCTAAAATATCAATGTCTTCCTGATCACCTAGTCCTTCAAAATCAATAACTCCAGCATCAGTTAACCCTTTTTCAAATGTACGAAATTTTGTAGTCGAATTATGAGTAGTTGTGTCAAGATCATCAGCATCATACCCGCCAAATGTAATATTTGTCAACTCACTAACTGTCTTGGTAGTTCCAAATTTTAATGTTGCACCATTTGCAAACATACTTTACCCCCCTTAATAATTAGATGTATTTCTTAAAATTGCTTGATAAATAACGGACATACCGTTAATATCTTTATTTTTAAATGTATCTGAACTAACAAATTTGCAAATATCCATTCTGAAAGATGATGTTTGCAAACTAAATTTTTTCATGTTTAATATGTCATCCATAATTCCTTTAATATTTTTAACTATATAACTTCCAAGTCCATTAACTTGAGTATATATTTCAAACGTAAAATAAACAATTAATCCTTTTTTACCATGCCTATTAAATGGTACGCTATTTGTACTTTCTAAGCAAACATAAGTATATGATTTATTATCAGGCGGAGTATCAAAAAGTTTATTCGAAACAGCAGTCATAAAAGAAGAGCTACTCGTTAACGCTGTAAATATAGCTGTTTGAACTTCAAATTCTAATGTTTCAACACCCAATTAAATCACATCCTTCAAAACTTCTCTTACTTTTCTCAATAAAATTGGCCTAGCTTTTTTGTATGCATATGCCAAATAAGAATCAATTCTTTCAACATATTTAGCATATTCAACATTTGTTCCAACAATACAACCTAATTCATCTGTAATTTTGCCAGGCAAAATTCTTCTAGTACCTTTAAACTCCGTGTGAATAGAAGCTCTAAGTCTTCCAGTATCAACATGTTTATCAGCTGTTAGTTTATTTTTTGCAACTGTTTCAATATGTACAATTGCAGTCTGTCTAATTGTATTAGACAATTTTTGTCTTAATTGTTTAGGCATTCTTTTAAATCTTCTATTTATTTTACCAACACCTCTTAAATTTACAGCAAGCATAAATTACACCTCATTCATATACCCGACCGATTATTGTAATATTTTTATCTTTGTTAGTTTTGTCATTAATCGTTTCAATGTGAACTGTTTTTCCGGAAAAAATAAATCTGTTATATTCTTTCGATAAAGTTATCTGACTGCGCATCACTATTTTTAATATAGTTTCTTGCTGCCCTTTAACATTATCATAATTTTCGTTTCCTTCTTTAGAAACATTAGCCCAATAAGTGTTTACAGTATTCCAAGTAGTTGAGATACATCCACCTTTCCAACTTGCTGTTGTAGCTGATTGCAATGTTATTCTACTTCTATATCTCATCAAATCAACTCCTAAATAAAACAATCTCTCATGTGAGGCCTTAACAACCTAATAATTTCAGGAGGAACATTGTCGTAATTATAATTTACTGAAAATGATTCATTTACTGTTACTACATACATTTCGCGATTTTCATATAGCCAAGCTGCAAATCTTAAAGCAGCTTTTTTAAATTTTGCTAATCTTGGATCTTTGCTTGATGTATAATTTGCAGATGTAAATAATCCAGTGGTATATTTAATTTGGTATCCATCAATTGGTCTTTGTTTATCCCAAAAACTATCAGCATGAACTAATTTTTGGTCAGCAATTCTAAAATCAGTTGATTCAGTCAATAAACTTCCAGTACTGTCAAAATCATCATAGTATTTGATTTCATCAACTGAAATAACAGGTCCTTTAAACAGCTCAATCTTATCAACGCCACCTTCTTGATTTTGTTGCCATGTTCGAGGTGATGTATCTATGTATGTCTCTTCTTCAACAAAACTAACAGCAGCAGGAATTATTATATCTTCAATTAAATCATCATCTTCAGTGTGTTCAACTTTTAAAAAATTTTTAGTTTCTGTAATTCCTAAAATGGAAACGGTTGGCTCAGTTAATAGTTTTAGTTCGACATCCATCATTTACACTTCCTTTTAGCAATCAATGAATAACATTTTAACTTATACAAATTTGAATATAAATCTTTATCAGATTCTTTATAATTCTGTTTTCCCATTATAAATTTTTGATTTAACATTTCAACCAGCAGCTCAGGTTTTAACAAAGGAAAATCAACAGTTAAAATTAATTGTGCCCCTTCCTTCATATTTGCTGCAAAGTTTTCGATGACTGGCAAAGGATTAGGTATATGTTCAAGTACACTTATGCAAAATATTTTATCAACTTGCTCTTTTAACTTAAAGTTTTCAAGATTATCGCAAATATATTCAATGTTTTGTTTCTTTTCTAATGTTTCAAGCCTTTTGTCCCTATCAATTGCGTAAACATTTTTACATCTTTTAGCTGCATAAAATTTAAATGGATGCTCTATCCCACAACCAGCGTCAATAATTACTTCATTTTCTTTCAAAAATTTCTCTGCAAATTTATATTCATAATGTCTTGACCACCATTCAGCAGGGATTTTAAAATCATCTAAACTATTTAATTTTTCATCATCCACCGTAAAAAATTTATTCAACTTTCTCCACCTCCATTTTATCACAAATTTCATATTCATTTTCGAAATATTCCTTTGCTATTTTTTCAGTATATAAATGTTTTGCTGGATAAGTAGTATCCAACAAAATTGGATATCCTAAAACAGTAGCTCTAATACAAAAAGCTCTGTCTTCCCAAATTGAAAAAGAAATATTTGGTATGTAATTATAAGTAGCTCCATTCCTATATACATTTGCATTTACAAGAATACATGCTCCGGTTCCTCCAACATAATAGATACCTTTTTCTCTGTATTTATCAAATCCTTCGACAAAGTTATACTGGTCAATATCCCAGCAGTTTGGCATTTCTTTGAAACCTTGTTTTGTTGTTTCCGGCCATTCTGTCCAAAATATATTTCCGATTATATCAACATTTCGATTAATTAAAGTATCTAATGTTTTTTCATGAATTATCAAATCACTGTCAACCCAAAATAAA